TACCGTTAGCTGCAGACATAAGCATAGAAATGCCAGAAGCAGTTCGACCCACTCCACTGACACCTGTTTGACCATGAGCAAAACTTGGGAAGCCTGTACTTTCATCAGCTAATACCCTTGCTTTATCAAAGAGTTGCATGTTCTCGCCAGCAACGTTAGGGAACTTAGTGCCGAAGATTCCTTGTCCTGGTGCTCCCCCCTGTCTACGGAAGACTTTTCCTGGGTACACAGATAAGTCCTGCCCAGGAACCAAGTTTGTCTCATCAACTTCAATGATTAAGTTACCACTAAGTGCAGCATTATCAATAGCCATACGCATGAAACCATTCATTAATGTCTGCGTATCATCCATGTTTTCTGCAATACCTACACCAAAGAAGCTGTAAGGGTTTAACTCATAAGGTACAGAATAGTAAGGAATACGTGCTGGCTTGAATGGGTTAAGTACTAAGCGTAGTACTGTACCGTTACATACCCAAGCGTTAACACTCAGTTGCTCTGCATCCTTTAACTCGCTAGGAATACGTACACCATTATCTTCTAGGATCTCTGAGTCTACGTAACCCCAGAACTCTAGGATCTCATAACGTTCAGGAGCAGTGTTACTTACACTGTCATCCTCCATGTCTTGCTCCCAGTACTTCTTATCGTAAGACTCACCAAGTGCAATAGCTTCATCAATAGAGTCTTTACGGAAGAACGGTCTAGACTTTAATGCTCTCATCTGTGAGCGTGTCATACGGTGACGCTCAACTACGTACTCAGCCTCATCCATGTTGTACGCATCAGGATCAGGATAAAAGTTCCATATAGATACGTGACTCGTAGATGGTACAGTCTTGATTAAGGGGTCATACTCACCCTCATCATTCCAGTTAGGGTACTCTTTATCTATAGCAAACGGACCCTTCATAATACCTGTACCGAAGAGTGCCATCTCGAAAGCTGTATGACGTAGCTGCTTATTAGCTCCACTCTCTTCTAACTGATCGTGGATCTTCTTTTCCATCTTCTTAGCTGCAACCATAGCAGGGTGAAACGTTACTGTGTCCTGCGTAGTGCCTGGACCTTCCATAACTTTCTCACCGAAGACATCAAGTTTATCTTTCAGTGGACCCATACGCTTCATGCGGTCAAACATAGTTTCACCTGGCTTGAGCTTCTCGTTAGGGTCAAACAAGTAGCTTACCTTAGGTTCCTCACCGAAAGCTGATGTAAGTTGCTCAGTGGCTTGCTCAGCCTGTGGGTTAATGCTTACGTGCAATGACTCAGCTACACCATCAGGTAACGTAGTAGGGTTAACTGTAAGAGGGAAACGTGAGCTACCAAACAGTACGTCAACGATCTGACCATACGCTGCTAACGTTTTAGTCTTAGTTACCTTAACAAAAACACGAGACTTTTCAGTTTCAGTGAATTGAACATCTGTTCCATAAATACCACGGTAGTTACGGTAAGCACGTAACCAACGAGTTTCATCTGCGTATCGTGCATCCTCTGCACGTTTAAAGCGTGACTCAACGTAAGATACTACACTAGGTGCATCTAGTTCATCACCGTCTTCAATAACAGCCAAATCATCTGTTTCAAACAATTCGCCTTGATCGTTGTTTTCTGCCATGCTTAATATCCGAAAGTTGAATCTGCAGCTTGAAACCCTGCATTATGTGAAACTGGATTGAAGTCCCATAAAGAACTTCTTGGTCTAGTCATTATACCATACCTGATTGCATCATACAAGTGGTCTTCTGCATTTGTATCAACATCTTCAGGGTTTCTTTTATCTAGCGGTATGCTAGGTAACTGTGCTATAGTGTTGGTGCAAGTCGAGAAAAACACGAGTCTTGGCTCCTCTGTGTACTCATCAACTTGCAAACGGCGGTGAAGCTCGTTCTTACCTGCAACCCGTGAGCCTCGTGAACGGTCAGAAGGACGCCATCGACATCCCTTTTGGTTCATCTGCTCAGCCAAGGACGGGCCTGTGTCGCCTCGTTTGTGCCACAGGGAGCTATCTAACACACCGTACCTGATACTGCCATCTTCACTTTCAGCTTCAAGTATCATATCAGCTAGATCAGTAGCTGTAACTTTAGAACAATATAACTCTCTGTAGACAACAAGCTGCTCACTGGGTGATACAGCAAACCAGACAACGCCTGTGAAACTTCCGTAGCCGTAGTCGCAAGCTCTAAACTTAGTCCAGCTAGAGGGAATTTTATAAGGCTCAACGACATGTATGGCTCTGTTCCACTCAGGAAAGGCAGCACCTTCGTTGACATCCCAATTACCTTCTAGTAGTTGCTTGCGTTGATGCTCAGGAAGTGACAGAAGCATTGCTTCGTAGTCGCCACTCTCAGCTAAATACGGATTATCAAATAGACTGGCAGGTATGAACCTTCGTTTAAATAGGGGTTGACCAGCTTTACTATGCCCTGATGGGAACTTCAATACCTCACCAGTCTCAATGTCCGTTGCCCAGAAAGGCGTATTAGGTGATGCTGGGTCAATGAACATTTTCTTTACCCAAGAGTGTCCTTGTCCACCTGGGTTAGTCGTGGCTCGCATGTACAAGCCTAAGTCTTTGTTTGCACTACGTAAACGTGAGCGCATGTAATTCCAGCTATAGGGGCTACCCCACTGCGTAAGTTCGTCAAACGCTATGTAGTTAAACGCCTGACCTTGGTAACGCATAACGTCAGTGTCTCTATCCAAGTACGACATCCACAATGTGCCGCCTCTAGGTGTAGTCCACTGACTCTTACGCTCAGACCACTTAATACCTGGTATAGCTTTAGGGTACAACTCTTGGCTTTTCTGTATGAGTTCCCTAAGTTCCTCTGTCGTGTGACGTACAAGTAGTCCACTGAAGTCTGGGTGGTTCATGTTACGTAAAGGATCAGCTAATGTAGCGTAACTCTTACCGCCACCTGCTGCTCCACCATACAATACTTCACGTTCACCTGAAGCTAAGTACTGCGTCTGTGGTCCTGGGTTTGGCCTGAATACAATGTTTTGTGCTTCTATAGGGTCAAACTCAGGAGGCTTTACTTGCGCTGGGCTTGGGGTTGGTGCTGCTGCTACTGTCTCCGTCTTCTTGTTCTTCGTAGGTGTAGCAACCTGGTCTTTCTTTTTCGAGGACTTCGATCTGACGTAACGCTTTTTCGAGCCGCTGGGCAAGCTGGCGTTTAATTGTAGTAAGTCTTTTTCTTTTACGCTCGACATCTATTCTCTTCTTTAATCCATCGTGGGTAATGCTTCTACCTGATTGTGTAGTTAACCACGCAGATACTTGACGGTAACTATACTTCTTTAGATGTTTCTTTGCAAGCTCTAAAAGTTCTAATTCTTTACTTATCGGTAATAGCCAATCCTCATCGTCAGGATCTATCTCGTAACCAAAAGGTATGTACGTACTTACTCTAGGTATCCGCTGCCAAAGCTTAACTTTAAACGGTGCTTTAGGTAGCATCCAGTACGCATAGTTTAAAGAGCGCTGTCCTTTAGTGTTATTATTATGCATCACTCTCTTGTTGCTTAGGTGGTAAAATAAACAAACCACCTGAAGACTCTACGTTTACTCTTTCAGTCTTTACTACACCAGCACGATCTAAGATCTGACCTGCAGCCATCATCTTTTCTTTAATGCCTAGCTGGGTAGGATCGTCCAAAGCAGAGGCATACGCAACTGCAGCACGAGGGCCAACTCTTGACATGTATGATTTAGTTGCGTCAAATATCTCATCTTTCAATGACTCCACAATAGATGTAGTAGATGACTCAGGGTTATAACCTGCAAGCTTCTTGGCGAGCACAACATCTCCTTGTGCCTCTTCAAAGAGAACCTCCAAAAACTTACTTTGCTTCTCTGTTAAGTTACGTGCCATCTTATGTTACTTTCCTGTAGGCTCTGGTTTTCTTTGCAATCTTTTTAGGCTGAGCCACAAACTGCTTACCCTTAGCAGCGCCTTTTCGTTTAGCTCGTGAGGTAGCAGCATACTCAGAAGAACTAAGAGACTTAATAGCTTTCTCAGGTAAGTATCTCTCACCTGTCGCTTTCGGGCCTTGCGTAGAAGGTTTACCACTCTTGGTTCTCCACTTCTGCTTACCCCAAGCCTTTAAGCTCTTCTGAGACTTAGCTAACGCCATTTAGCAGCACTCACACTGACATTCACATTTACGGTTCAATAAAGCACGGATTACACGCTTTACGTAGCATTTAACTTTAGTGATCATTTGTAACCACCCCCCTTAGCTTTGTACTGCTTAGCGACCATTTGGGCTTTCCTGGCGGACCATTGTCCTGGCTTTCCACCTTTCCCGCCAGCTTTGACGGAAGCAACCAAGCGCTTACGCATAGTAGGCTTAGTATAATTACCCGCTGCATTAACCGTAGACTTTTTGCCTGACTTCGCCACGACTGATCCCCATATCGTGCAGTTCTTTGTCACTCAAGTTCATGAGTATCCAATAGTCTGCTCTGCGTTGTTGGTTCTCTTGGAACCGTTTCAATATACGTTTGAACATGTGCACTATCTCCTTTTGCTTTATGTGCGTGTGGAGGTAGTTATATCATATTTTATGTTAGTGTACTACATACAAGTTTGCAATCCCGCTATGCGTTTTGTTTTCTATTAGGATTAAAGTATTCTTTTACGGAGATAGTAACACCCATGCTACCACCACCATTAAATACAGTTATCTTATCACCTGCATGTATATATAATCTATCTGAAGTAATCATATTATAAACATCATTACCTGCTATAGACTTATTATCAACTATAGTATAATACGCATCATCTTCTTTGTGATACCATTGAATAGAAATATTACCAGTAGATGCAGCCCCATTACTTACATGTAAAAATGCAATTTCTGCATCATGGTTATTAGGGCAAGTATATAAAACATCACTACTTGCCCCACCTGAAGTGGCTGTAACTGTAATACTTTCAGTTGCTGTATCGTAAGATAATGCTACCATCTAATGTTACTTTTTGTTCTTACGGTTGTCAGTCTGTGATTTAACCATACCACCTAAGTTGTACGTCATTACCTTACCGCCCTTAGCGTAACCTTTTTTCTTTTTCATCATCCCGCCATTCTTCATAGCTGGTTTAGCTGGTTGCTGAGCTTGCATCATACCTTGTTGACGCTGCATGTCAGCTTGAACTGGATCATACGCACCAGTCATACCGCCCATAGCGTAACCTTTTTTCTTCATCTTGCCACCCATAGCGTAGCCTTTTTTCTTCATCATGCCCTTCATGTCACTCTTCCTCATCACTATATAAATTATTAAACACTCGTTGCGTATCCCATACGTATTCTACGTCCTGCTTAGAGTGATACGTGTGCTGGTTAGGCTTAAAGTCTGGTGCACCCTGACCTGTCTCAAACCACGCTGGGTGAGTTACTCTCACTCTGTTGTTGGGTAACGCAACTATGTTACCTGTATATGGACCCGCATCTAATAACTCAAGTACGTGACTCTGTTTATGCTGGGCTGGATCATCAGCTACTTCACTATCCGTGTAGTCAACTGTGAAGTAATACTTACAAGGGTAGAACTCTCCGTCTACTTTAGCTATCCACGGCGCTGGGCTTGCACGTTCTAACTTGTACACACTGTGATAGTGTGACATGCAGTCCCACGGCTGAGCTAAGTACGGGGGTAACTCGCTAGGCCACTCAGCCAGAGGTGTATCCGCAACCAACGCAGTGAGCGGCATCCTAGCCCACATAGCCCCACCGTGAACGTTTTCTTGTTCATCCGTGAAGTCTGACTCGCATCCTGTGAAGATGACTTGAAAGCTGAGCGTTCTGTTGGGCATTGTAGTAACACCGATGACCATACAGTGCAGAAACTCTCCATGATACGCCTCCAAGTTCTTCGTGTATTCACGGCGTACCCACGCTTTGAAATACGGTATGCTACTCGTTAAGTACGGCATAGGGTTAGTTAAGCTATAATAAAATTAACTATCTGACCGTCAGGCTTACGCAGCTTATTAGGGTCAGGGTTATACGCATACATCTGATTGACTAACTTCAAGTCCTCTACTGGTGTATCAGGTGTAACTAAGTTAGGCTCTGGCTTCTCTTCTACGTTAGCTTTGTACGATCTATCTTTATCTTGCTTCTCAAAGACTATGTTCTCGTGCGTCTGAAAAGGCATACTAGGTAAAGGAAAGTGAGATATTAAAGTCAATGCTTGTTGCTCTTCTTCTCTTGTTTATCTTGAAGATAACGTTTCTTCTTCAGCTTCTGTATAGGGCGTTTACGTTTAGGTAACTTCTTTTTAGCACTGGTATCTTTTTTTATCAATACTTACACTACCACTTAACCTTGTCTGCCCAGTACGCTGCACTCATCTTGCCCTTCTTGATATTCTTAGCGTGTCTAGCTTTAAAGGATGCACGTTTCTTCTTCATCCTGTCAGACTCACCAGCTTTAGGCTTACCTGCAGTACTAGCACCCTGCTCACCAAAACGTATAGTCTTAACTTTATCACCCTCTTTAGCGACAACTACGTGTGACTTCTTAGGGTGATTAGGTGTACGCTTAGGCTTATTAAAACCACTGACACCTGCACGTTCTAGTCTAGGATCTTTACCAGCCATAAGTTCTACTTACCTTTAGTGTACGCTTCCTTACCGTAGAACGCTGCAACTATAGCTGCAACCGATACGAAATACGTAGGAGCCATACTCCCTAACGTTTTACTTGCTTGGTCTAACTCCATAAGTGACGCTAACAAGATAGCAAAAGGGTACAACAACATACCAAACAATGCAAACCACGCCATGTTGCGCTGGGCGTCTTCTTTCTTGTCTTCGTTCTCAAAGCGTACCTTGCGCTCAAAGAGTTCAATCTCTTTATCTGTAACTACACCGTCACCGTCTAAGTCAGCTTCAGCCCATAACGAGTTATCTTCTAGCTGCTTAGTCACATATCGCTCTCTCTCTATAGTTAGCCGTACTCACGCTCCCTGTCAGGGTCTAACACCTCATACGACTCTAAGTGTCCCTCTAAATACATAGCTCTCTCTACGTGATCTAAAGTGTAACGCTCACCTGTACGCTGGTATATAGCTTCACGTACATAAAATACATCAGACTTAGGTATGTGTACTTTCTCTATTAAAGCACGGGTGTTGTTGTCAGCTATAGCCTCGTAAAAGTCTTCTAATACGGTTTCACTTGCATATAGTTGTACACGTTTTTTATTCATTGTCAAGAGTTTATTGCTATGTAAGAGTAAAAGAATGTAGTGTACATGAATGTATGTAAACGTACATAACCTAGAGGTAGTTTAGCGAAGAGGGAGAGAGGAGACACAGCTAACTACCAGTGGTTATTGTACGTACAAGTACAAACATGTAACACTACATTACAGTGTTAATGATAATACGGTTGTTATAGTTGTAGTTATTATTACGTATTATCACTTTAGTAAGGTAAGTATAGTATAGTTTAACTTTATAGTCAAGTACAAATGTTAACTTTATTACAGTTAGTACGTAAAAAAGTTATAGCTTTAGTGTAGTTTAACTCTAAGTTTAACTTTATGTACGTAGTATTCTTTAGTTAAACATTATTTACGTTTATATATTAGTAAGTTTAACTTTTAGTACGTAGTATATTATAGTTAAACTATCCTAAGTCCAAACTTCTAGTACGTAGTACTTTAAAGTTTAACTTAGGGCTGCTACTGCTACGCAGTTTTACACATTTTACACCCTATGTCAACCCCTAATCGTACAAGCTGTAACAAAAAGTGATCATATTGTAACA